TACTCCAGTTTGACGAGAAGCCTGAAAGCTGGAGAACGCTGTGGCCTAAAACCACAATGCAGGAAAACGAGATTGATGAGCCTGATGACAATGGACTTTATCCGAAATGGGATGGACCCTCGCTATTTACGCGCCGCTCTGAAGTTGCGGCATCTGTCTGGGCTATGGTCTACCAACAAGAAGACGTCCAGTCCGATTCCATATTCGCGCCAACAGCAGTTGCAGGATGTGTTAACGGTATGCGAAAGCGTGGACCGCTTAAACCTGGTACTCCAGGCCACCCCTCCAGAGCAGGCTCGACCTACACAGTAATTGGTTTTGACCCTGCTGTATCTGGACGAAGTGCATTTGTTGCCGTAACTCTTAACCGAGATGACAGCACAATCTATGTACTTGACTGCGTCAACATGGCAGACCCTACTCCTCAAAAGGAGAACGCTCTGATTCGTGAGTGGGTCGAGAAGTACCACCCTCAAGAATTTCGCGTTGAGATTAACGCACACCAGAAGTACTACGCTATGGATACTGACTTGCGTAACTATCTGGCTACCTACGGCTGCCAGTTAAACTCACACTTTACTGGTAAGAACAAGTGGGACACATCTTTTGGTGTAGCATCTATGTCTAGCCTCTTTGGTACTATACATGATGGTCGCTACCAAGACAACGGTCTAATCGAACTACCAAGCAACGAAGGCTCTGAGGGACTCAAATCTCTTGTACAGCAACTCATTACTTGGAAGCCAGACACCAAGAACCCAACTGACTGCGTGATGGCTTTATGGTTTGCCATCATTCGTATACGTGAGTTGATGCAGCAAGGTAGCAAAGTAGGACAGTATCAAAATAATCGCTGGGCAACCAGATACCAGAAGCAAGGCAGAATGTCTCTGAACTTAGATGAGGCTTTTGCTGAGCAATGGCAAGAAACTTATAGTTAGGATAAATTATGGCAGAAAATAAAGATACAGTACTTGGGCCTATAAAGCGCAAGATTAAAAATAAAGCGCTTAAAGAGTCATCAAAGGGTTCTGTAAAACTAGTTGCCCCAACAGCAGACGCAGCCCGTGCTGCGGCAAATAGAACTTCAACAGCAATGTCAGCAGCACAAAAATCTGGAGCATTTGCTAAAGGAACTGCATCAAAAGTTGACGTTACTAGTAAGCCAAAGACAACTGTAAGGATTCGCACCAACCCTGGCATTGCAGGCAAGGGTGGCACTATGGTTGGCGCATTGTACCGCCCAATGAGTGGCGGCGGAGCAACAAACCAGTACAACAAATAATTTTTAATTTACGTTAGAAAATACAAGAGACAAGGAATAACATCATGGCAACAAAAGCAGAAAAAGTAGCAAAGACAGAAAAAATGAAAAGCACAGGTATGAATCCATCACGTGCTGCAATTAAATATGTTAACTCAGGGCTTGCAGGTTTAGGCTTAAAGCCAGCAGAAAAACTTGCAATGAAACAAAAATTAATTCCTATTGTTGAAAATCGTATTGCTAACGACCGTGGTCGCACTGCATCTCGCGCTGCAGGAATTGTTAATCGTGAAGCAAAGGCTCGTGTTACAAAAGCATCAAGCAGTATGTAAATAATTTTTTAAAACTACGTTAGGACAACAATGGCATTATCAATGGAACAAGTTGCGGCGAGAGTCGAGAACCTTCGCTTCCGCAACGCTGAACGCGACGGTCGCAACCTCGACGTTCTTGCAGTCCGCAAGGGTAACATTGCATCTGTATATCCTGATTTCTTTCCAGACGGAGTAGATGCTAACGTAGTTGCTAACTTTATTGACATCGTCGCACGCGACTTGTCTGAGGTTATGGCACCATTACCTGCGGTCAATTGTTCTGCTGCCAACTCTGTTTCAGATAGAGCCCGTCAGTTTGCTGACAAGCGTACACGTATTGCCTCAAATTATTTTGCTCACTCTGACCTTTCGGTTCAGATGTACCAAGGTGCCGACTGGTACCTTACTTACGGTTTCCTCCCATTCTTTATTGAATTGGATGAGGAAGCAAAGATGCCACGTATCCGCCTAGAAAACCCAGTGGGTGCTTACCCAGAATTCGACCGCTACGGACGCTGCATTGCCTTTGCAAAACGCTACATGACTTCTTTGGCGGAGTTAGTTTCATTGTTCCCTGAGTACGAATACTCTTTGCTAGGTGGCGCAAGTTACAAGCAAGACTTAAATACTCAAGTAGAAATGATTCGCTACTTTGATAAAGACCAATCAATCATCTACATTCCTACAAAGGATAACTTAGTACTATCACGTGCGAAGAATCCATTGGGTAAGATGATGGTTGTAGTAGCACGTAAGCCATCTATTGATGATGAACTACGCGGACAGTTCGACGACATCCTGGGTATCCAGTTACTTCGTAACCGCTTTGCATTGCTCGCAATGGAAGCTGCAGAGAAATCTGTTCAAGCTCCAATCGTACTTCCACAGGATGTACAAGAGTTGCAACTTGGTGGCGACGCTGTTATTCGTACAGCTAACCCAGCAGGCGTACGCCGTGTAGAACTTAATATTCCAGCAGGTGCGTTCACTGAACAGAACTTGCTCAACCAAGAACTTCGTGTTGGTGCACGTTACCCTGAATCACGTACAGGAAACATCAACGCTTCAGTCGTTACTGGCCAAGGTGTTCAGGCTCTTATGGGAGCCTTTGATACACAGGTCAAGTCAGCACAAGCAATCTTTGCTTCTTCTCTTCGTGATGTAATTAGCATTTGCTTTGAAGTTGACGAAACAATTTTCCCAGAAGAAAAAACAATTCGTGGTGTTGACTCAGGTTCACCTTACGAAATTACTTACTCTCCTAAGAAGGACATCAAGGGCGACTTCTCAGCCGATGTTCGTTATGGAATGCTTGCTGGTCTTAACCCAGCACAGGGACTTATCTTTATGCTCCAGGCACTTGGTGGTGGACTCATCTCCAAGGATATGGCAATGCGTGAACTTCCATTTACAGTTAACGTAACCCAAGAACTAGAAAAGATTGAAATCGAGAATATGCGTCAGTCATTACTCGGTTCCATTACTGCACTCGCTCAAGCGATACCACAGATGGCTATGCAAGGCCAGGACGCTTCAGAAGTTGTGCGACAGATTGCGGCTGTCATTAAGGCACGCCAAAAGGGACAGGCACTAGAAGACGTCATTGAAGAAGTCTTTAGCCCACAGCCGCAACCAGTTCCTCCTGCTGGGGTACCACAAGCGGTTGAGCAACCGTCCCCTGTTCCCGCTGGAATTCCAGCAGGAGGCGCTACCCCTCAAATTGAACAAGCACCACCAGACATTATGAGTTTGCTATCAGGTATTACTGGTGGCGGAAAGCCGACGGCAAGCGTTCGTTCAACACGACGCTTATAAACTAGGAGGGGACAATGACAACAATCGTTGGCGTACAACTAGAACACGGCTGTGTAATTGTTTCTGATAGTCGAATTGCTGCAGCTGGTAAAGTTTATACACATTCGGATATGGTAAAGGCAGTTGAACGTGGAAGTTATATTATCAGTGGTGCTGGTGACTATCGTGCTCTACAAGTGGTACTCCATGGGTGGACGCCTCCACTAGTTACAGTCAAGGCTAAAACAAACTTATACGAGTTTGTAATCAACAAAGTAGTTCCTTCATTAAAGAGTACACTTGTTGAAGCAGGAGTCAATGTAAGTAAGTCGTCAAATGATGATGATAGTAAGTTTGAATTATATCTTTTAATAGCAATCAATGGAACAATCTTTGAGATTGATTCTGATTTTGCAGTTGGTATGAATAGCACAGGATTTTATGGTATTGGTTCAGGTGGGGATTTTGCCGTAGGCGCACTTCATGCTGGAGTAAGTACATTAGATGCGATGAGAATTGCAGCACTTAACAATAACGAGACGGCACCGCCGTTTCACATTCTTGAACAAGAAACTAAGTAGGAGGAAACATGGCTGAAAATCGTGGAGGGATGCGCCCAACAGCGCCCCAGAATAGTCCCGCCAATGTTTCTGGTACTGGTGGAGCAGGTCAATCTGGACGTGTAGCCTCAGGTTATAACTATGGAATGAATAAGCAAATTAATGAGCAGGCAGCAGGTGCTCCTATGGCTAAGGTTGCAAAAGCAGTAGCACGTCCAATGAACGTTGCTCCGTCACAACCACCTATTACTACTTTAACTGAACCAACAATGAATCCTGACGAGCCAATTACATCAGGTATTAATATGGGTGCAGGTCCTGGTTCAGAAGCACTTATGCTTCCAAGTAATGCTGACAACAATGCTGAGTTCAATAAAAGCATCGCATCATACTATCCAGTTTTAAGTTACATTGCATCCCGCCCTAATACTTCAGCAGAAACACGACGTGCGCTAGCAATCTTGATGAATGGTATTTAATGTCTATATGGAACCGCATTGGTGACCTTGCAAAAGGAACCAGAGACTGGGGTTTAGACGTCGGTCTTGCAATTGCATCTCCAGCAAAGTTTGCTTGGGACATTGCAACAGCAGGCTGGAATGACAGAAAAGAATACGATAGTTTTCTTGGTACGTTAAAGCAGTCAACAATTGATTTGGCTAAGAATGTAGCCCGCCCAATTGGTGGTATTCTTGGTGCAGTTGAGGCTACAAACCGTAACCTTATTCGTGAACCTCTTTCTGCTGTAACATTATTTGCACAACGCGACCCAAACATGGGCATCAGTGACTCATGGAAAAAAGCATGGGAAGCACGTAACGAAATTTCTTTCGGTCAGGCACTTAGCACGCAACTAGGTGGCTCACTATCTTTCTTGCCAGATGACCTGACTCCAAAGTTTATGGACTCTGACTTTGACATCTATGATGACAAGCAGCGTGAAGAAGCATTCTCTAACAGCCTAATGGGTAGAGTTGCTTCTGGAAGCATTGATACAATCGCACAGTTTGCTGGCGATGTATCTATCGTTGGTGGAAAACTAATCGCTAGCAAGCGTGCTGCAGATTCTGCTAAGGATGCAATCATCGCACTACGCGAAGTTCGCTCTGGAATACCAACAACAAACAAGTTGGCTGAAAAGTATTCTAGACTTGCAGATGATTTTGCTAACAATGATATTGCTTGGGCACAGAATCATCCTTGGGTTAAAGGCAGCAATAACCAGGCTACAGTTTCATACTTGCTTGGAACTACTGCAACTAAAGACGAAGCAATCAATACAATGCTTGCAGTCATGGGTGACAAGAGTGGCATAGATATGCTTGATGAATTGCGTCGTCCAGACATTGTGGCACCATTGCGTATTGCTAATGGTGAGATGACAATGAGCGATTACAAAGTTTTGCTCAATGAAGAATCTAAATTAATTGATGCAACAACTGACGACATGCTACAATTTGCTTTGCGTACACCTGAAGAGATTCAGGCTGATAGAGATTTTATCTCCGCATGGGCAAGACATGACCGTTACGTTGATACATTGCTTGGAGTTTCTGAAACACCAGCAATCACAGAGGGTGTCGGTGGTTTATTCCAGGGCACTGGTCGATTTATTGCTACTGCTAACAGCCTTCCGTACCACTCGAACGCTGTAGCTGATGCAAAACTTACAATGTACCAGCCAACACCGTTCCACAAACTGTACTACAAGGTAACTTGGGGACAAAAGGAACGTCCAAGTGGCGTCATTAATCTCAATGAAGGTGACTCAATTCGTGAAGTAACAGCAGTTACAGACCGTTTGATTCAACTATCTAAGCCAGTACCTACAAAAGGTGCAGCTTTTATCACTCGTCTGCAAACTGGAACGTTCACAACTCAAGACGCCCTGTCATATGTAGAGCGTTACTCCCGTGCGACCACACCTGAAGCACGTGCTCGTGTCATTAATGACCTAGAGCAGACTGGCTACAGAATCATTGCTGCAAAAAACGGCATTTCTGCAGAAGACGCAGAACAACTTTTCTCGTATCACACACAATTGCGTTCTGGTAAATTACGCGAATCCAAAGAAGAAGGATTCTTGTACGACCATGAACTTAATCAAATGATTAAGGTGCCATTGTTTGAATCTCAGACAGCAAACTTTTTGCCAATTGCAGATTTTGACTCAATCGATGCAGTCATTAAGCAGAACGCTAGCTCACTTCGTGCAGTTGGTGGTAGCATCCATGACAAGATTGCAATAACATCTGACTTGTGGAAGGCTGCAGTTCTTCTGCGCCTTGGATATCCTATCCGTAACGCTGCCGACTCACAGTTGCGTATCTGGGCTACCGTAGGTGCTATGGCTTCTCTCCGTCACGCAGGTGAAGGAATGAGAAACCTAGTTGACAATACCAGAACTGCAAAGAATCGCATGGTTGACAACTACAATGCACCAGCAAAGATAGATTACAAGGCACTAAAGGAAGATTTACAAAAGAGTGGTTCAGAAATTGCACGCCTTTCAAAGGAAGTTGCAGAACTTGAGACACGCGCTGCATTAGAACCAGACAACGCTGACTTAATCGGTGAATTGGTTATAAAGCAAAAGTCACTAGATACAGCAAATGCTGCTTATGAGTCAAACAACGTAGCACTTACAAAGTTAGAGCAATCAAAGGTTGCCTCACGTAAGAAGCGCATTGGCGAGCAGGACATTGAACTTACATCAACCGTTGATAGCCCAGACGGAACTAAGTACACAATCTGGGGAGCCTTCGGCGGACCTAATGGTGGTTTGTTCCGTGAGCTTAACTCCTCACAACAGACTTTCTATTCACTTATGGAAGACTACTCTTCTATCTACGGTGCTAACGTAGCAAGTAAGGGTCGTGGTGCTGTACGTCCAGGAGACGTCAACTACTACCAAGAGTGGACGAATGCTATCAATGAGACATTTGCTAACGCTGCAGTCCCTCGTGGACTTATGGCTGGCAAGAGTGTTGATGAGGTAGCAAAGGAACTAGCTGATAACAAGGAACTGCGTGCACGTTTAGGTATTGCCCGTGCTGATTCCTTAGAGTACGTAGTTACAGCGCAGAAGTTCTTGGATAACTACATTCCTGACGGCTATGGTATTCGTGAGAAGATTATGTCGGCCCTTCCTGGAGAAGAAGCTGGTAAGATTACAGAAGACTTCCTTCGTAATGCAGTACGTGACCCAAATGCACTACCTATCGTGCATGGTCACCTACTAGATGCGAACATGAACCTAAAGCCACGTGCTATTTCTAGGCGTATTACATCATCATTGTTTAAGTATCTCGCACAGATACCTGAAGATAACTGGGCACGTCATCCATTGTTTATTGACTTGTACGAAAAGTCTATTCAGAAGCGACTTGAGACAGCAGAGTTCTTAAAGGGTGGCACATTCACTCGTGAAGAGTTTGCTGACCTACAATACAAGTTAACTGCAGGTGCACGAGCAGATGCTCTTAAAGGTGTAAAGGGAATCCTTTATAACGTAGAACGTCGCTCAAATGCTGCACATATGCTACGCTTTGTATCACCATTCTTCTCTGCACAAGAGAATGCAATCAAGACATGGTTCAAGATTGGCATGGATAACCCTGCTATTCTTAACCGTGCTAACATTGTATGGAATGCACCTAACCGTGCAGGCCTTATCACAGATGAAAAGGGTGAGCCAGTAGGCACAGGCAACCCATTGAACGCTAATGATACAATGTGGCTGCCTATTCCTAGTGGATTAAAGAAGCTTCCTGTCATCGGAGAGGGACTATCATCCCTTGACCAGATAGGTATCAGCAAGAGAAGCCTAGATGTTATCTTCCAAGGTAACCCATTCGGTGTATCTGTTGGTCCATTTGCTGCTATTCCAGTAGCCAATGTACTTAAACTAAAGCCAGAACTATCTGAGGTTGTATCGTTTGCATTCCCGTATGGACCTGATGCATCACTAAATCAGTTCCTGCCTACATGGATGCGTAACTCTTTGAAGGCTGTACAAGGCCTCAACAACGATGACTATGCTAAGACATATCAACTCATCTGGTTAACAGAGCAGCAGAAGGCACAAGAAGCAGGAACTCGCTACCTTACAGATGCTGAGATTAAGAAGAAGACTGACGCATTCTACAAGATGCGTGTAGCGGCTAACTTAATCCTACCATTTGCACCACAGTTCGAGAGCCCTTACCGATTCTACATGGATAAGTGGCGTGAATACAGCCAGACCTACGGTCTAGGTGCAGACGCTAAGTTCCTTGAGGACTACCCAGAGTACTTCGAGTTTGCTACATCTTTGTCTAAGAACCCTACAGGTTCACAGGCTACAATGGATGATGTGCAGAATGCTAAGCGTTATACAGACTTAATCGCTGATGTAAAGGGCGATAACTCCTACCTAGTTGGTTTAATTACCAAGGGTTCAGGTGCCGCTAAGTATAACCCTACAGCATACTGGTGGCAATCAGAAACATCTATTGCACCAGGAACACCTGAGAAGTACCGCGGAAAGCAAGACCCTCAAGAAGCGCAGCAACAGAATGCTGCTCGTGAAGGTTGGGCTAAGTACCGTCGTGCTATGGCTGTTATTGATGCACACCTTGAGAAGCGTGGACTTACATCACTACAACAGGGTGGTGCTGAAGATTTAGCTGCTGCAAAGCAGGCTATCATTCGCCAACTAGCATCTGAAATTGACCCAGTTAGTGGTCAATCAACAGGTGCACCTAGTGCATGGTACCAAGACTATCGTGATATTGATGGTACAAAGGCTGCAAAGACTATCATTGGATTCAAGAAGATTCTTGGCAATGAGAAGTTTATGGCAGATAATGCTGATGACCCTACATGGAAGTCAGTTGCTGTATACATGAAAGCACGTGATGCAGTGGCTGCAAGACTGCGTGGCCGTCCATCTAACAACATTGATGCTAAGGAGAATGCAGACTTGCGTGTGATTCTTGACTACTATGTCAATCAGCTTAAGGCTGGTGACTTAGAGTTCGCTAACATCTACGACAGATTCCTATCACAGGATAGAATCTATGACAAATATCTAGGTTCAGGACTATAAAATGGCAACTACTGAAGAACTACTCAAGCGTAAGAAAGAACTAACAAAGTTAATTTCTGACGCTGCCAAGGTTGACATTACTTCAACTACCGCTGCTGACCGTCTTGCATCTATGAAGGCTACTGAAGGCTGGCGTAAAGATTTAGCAGATGTTAATCGTCAATTATCTGGCAAGCCTAAGACTGCACCTAAGAAGGACAACGCAGCACCCCTTGATAAGGGTATTACTATTGCTGCCAATGCTCCAGTCGGTATTACAGATGACTTGGCAATGGACCTAAAGTTAGCAACAGGACAAGACTTCAGTGACCCGTCTATCTTCGTAGCAGGTGGAGCAGGAAGCACAGCGTTCGTATATACTGGTGAAACAACAAAGCCTACTGGTGGACTTGTTATGAAGAATGGCAAGCCAGTGCCTACTGTAACTCCTACACTTAAATTAGCAACAACTATGGCTACTGATTTCTGGAATGACCAGGCTTTACAGAGCAAGATTATTGGTGCATACGCTGCTAAGGGTAAGAAAATTAGTACATTAGAGGCATATGGCCTATGGTCTAAGCTAGTAACTACTGCAGCTACCATCTACCAGGGCGGACGTGGCCCTAAGATTACACCTTTGCAACTGTTAACTGATTCATTAAAGTCAGTAGCAGGAGATGAGCCTACACTACCAACCCGTGCTATATCTAAGTTAGATAAGGCAAAGACATTCGATGCAATCGAGCAATGGGGACTTGGCAAGGTTGGTGAGAAGCTAGATGATGCAACTAAGCAGGAACTATTTGACCTACTTGACAAAGCTAACACAGGTACTGTAACCGAGTATAAGAAGGTTAAGAACAAGAAGACAGGCAAACTAGAAAATGTACAGATTACTTCTCCTGGTTTAACTGCTGAAGCATCAGAGGATATTGTCGAAAAGAAACTTCAGGAACTAAAGCCAGAAGAATACGAACGTCGCAAGGCATTTGAGTTCAACAATGACCTTTATAAAATCCTATCTGGAGGTCTATAATGGCGCTTAATGCAAATGATGCATCTGTAGCAGAACAGATTCAAATGATTCTCGCACTCAAGGCAACAGACCCAACCCTTGAGAAGGCATGGCAGGCATATCTTGCTGGCAAGATGGATGAGTTCCAAACACTTGTTCTTGCTAGCGACTTCTATCGCAGCAACAATGCGATTGCTCGCCAACGTAAAACTGCACAGACTAACCAGCCTGGTGTGTATGCTAAGGATTTAGATGCATACAAGATATCAGCAAAGAAGCGTCTTATCCAGAATGGTGTTCAATGGACACCTGGAGTTGAGAAGCAAGTAGAACTTGGCTACCAGAATGGTATGACTGAGGACCAGGTTGACCAGTTAATCGTCAAGTCTGGCTCTATGGGTAAACTCGGTGGCAATACAATGAGCACCGTGTCTTCTCTGCAGAGTTATGCTAATGCATACGGAGTAGGCAATCTACTTAACTCATCATACTGGGACACTAAGTCGACAGCATTGTTTGCTGGTGATACTACAGCAGATGATATCATGAATGATATTAAGAATCTTTCTGCTAGTGCATACCCAGCATATGCTGAGGGTATTAAGAATAATGTATCTTTATCTGCTCTTGCATCAAACGTTACATCTACTGTTGCTAACCTATTAGAGATAGACCCAGATACTGTAGACTTCAACAATCCTTTGGTTAAAAGAATCATGGGTTATGTCAATCCTACTACTGGCAAGCAAGAGATAATGCCACAGTGGATGGTTGACAAGACAGTCAAGAGTACAGATGAATGGCTATATACAAACAATGCACGCAACACTATTGACTCACTTACTACTAAAGTATTCAGCGATTGGGGATTGATGTAATGAGATACAATCCAAATGCTATGATGACTGATGGTGGTGGAGAAGCTGTACCTAACAACCCAACACTAACTCCAGCACAAATGCAAGCAGCTGTTAGAAAACTAGGAGCAGGTCAGCCACTAACTGATGCAGAGAAGATTGCTTTAGGTGTACCAGTAAGCGTCAGCGCTGCTACCGTAAGTGAAGTTTTAAGTGGACCAGTAGGTGAAGATGACCCACGTTACTATACCGTAAAGGTTGGCTCAACTGGTAAGACATCTGCACAGTTGGCAGCTTTTGAGAACGCTACTAATACTGCAAAGATAATTAATGAGAATGCTACTGGAGTCACATCTACTGTTGACCCAGTAACTGGCAAAGTTACAACTGTAAAGAAAGCAGCACCTACACCTACGCCAGTAGTGACATCAACATATGTACCACCACAGACTGTTGTTAACAACGTGACCGACCCAGCAGTATTGGCACTCATCAATTCTTTGCAATCTCAAATTGCTAGTTTAACCTCAGCCAACAATAGTACAGCAGCACTAGCTGCAGCAGAGAAGAAGGCAGCAGCAGAGACTACACGTAGGAATGCTATTGAAGTTCTTACTGAGCGCTTCCAGCGCTATGGTCTAGGTAGCCTTGTTAATAAGATTAAAGAACTAGCAGTTGATGGTGCAACAGAAGCCACAATTACACTAGGTCTACAGGAGACTGAGGAATACAAGACTCGCTTTAAGGCTAACCAGGCTCGTATCGCTAAAGGCCTTGCAGTTCTTAACCCTGGTGAGTACCTTAACGTTGAAGATGGATACCGTCAAGTACTCCGTGCATACGGACTCAAGCAGTTTGATACTGATGACTATGTATCTCAGTTCATTGCTAACGACGTCTCTGCAGCAGAACTTTCTAACCGTGTAGTTACAGCAGTACAGCGTGTACAGAATGCTGACCCTGCTATCTCACAGCAACTACGTGACTACTATGGCATTGGACAAGCAGACCTAGTGGCTTATGTACTAGACCCTAATCAGCAGTTCCAGAAGATTGAACGTCAAGTAGCAGCATCTGAAATTGGTGTGGCAGCAGGACGTCAAGGACTCAAGGCTGGTGTATCCGTTGCCGAGCAACTAGCAGCACAGGGTGTTACACAAGCAGAAGCACAGAAGGGTTATGCAACTATTGCAGATATTCTTCCTACTGCTGAGAAACTATCTGATATCTATGGCACAACTCTTGATGGCTACGGCCAGACAGAAGCTGAGCAAGAGGTATTCAATAGCCTTGCATCTGCCCAACGCAAGCGTCAGAAACTGACACAACGTGAGATTGCATCCTTTAGTGGTGCATCAGGCACAAATAAAACAAGTCTTACTACATCAAACGTAGGACAATATTAGAATCCTGAACGGACCTATCGGCCCCGTCAGAGTAATAGACCGAGAGCAAGAGCCAGCCTAGTTCCCCGACTAGATACTGAGGCTTGCGAACTAACAACGAATAGAAGGGTGGGTTGCTATGAGCAACAACTACTGGGATGAAGAAGACGAAGACCAAGATACCGACACAGACACACAAATGGACGGCAGTGACTTACTTAAAAAGTTACGTAAAGCCAAGCGTGCAGATGAAAAGCGTATTAAGGAACTCACTGAGCAACTTGAGGGATTTACCAAGTCGCAGCGTGAGTCAACCGTCAAATCAATCTTAGAAAAGAAGGGTGTAAACCAGAAGGCAGCACGTCTAATCCTCAAGGATTTAGATGGCGAATTTTCAGAAGAGTCAGTATCGAACTGGCTTGATGATAACGCTGACCTGTTTGGTATAGAGGTATCACAGAAGCGTGACGAACAAAATCTTGCGACATTGCGTCAGCAAGACGTCATGACCCAGGGTGCCGTTACACCAGACCGAGCACAGGACCTAGAACAGCGCATGGACAATGCAAGTTCTATGGAAGAGTTAATCACCCTGATGCAGAGTCAACAATAATCAATCGTTCATAGTCAAGGAGACTAAAAAAAATGGCAAACGCATATACAGATACCACGAGCGGTTCGCTCGGTGGTACAGTTGGCGGTGCTGGTCTCGTACAGAAGGCATACGACCGCCTTCTCGAGTTCGCTCTCCGTTCAGAACCCCTAATTCGTTCTGTAGCAGATAAGCGTCCAGCAAAGCAAGCAATCCCAGGTTCAACTGTAGTTCTACAGAAGTACGTTGACCTAGATGCAAAGACATCAACACTAACAGAGACAGTTGACCCAGATGCAGTAGCATTGTCAACACCAACATCTGTTACTGTAACACTTAACGAGTACGGTAACGCTGTACTTGTAACACGTGCGTTGGAACTATTCTCTCTAGCAGATGTAGACCCAGCAATCGCTAACATTATTGCATACAACCTTGCAGATTCAATCGACAAGGTTGCAATGACAACACTACGCTCAGGCTCAAACAACATCTACGCAGGTAATGCAACATCAGTTGCTACTGTAGATGCTGCGGACACACTAGACTCAGCAGACATCCGTAAGGCTGTATCAAAGTTGCGTACTAATAAGGCTAAGGGCCGTCGCGGAAATGCATACTGGGTTGGTATTCACCCAGAAGTTTCACACGACCTTCGTGCAGAGACAGGCGACCTTGGATGGCGCTACCCTCAGTCACAATCTGCTTCAGAAGCAAGCAAGATTTGGGCAGGAGAAATCGGTGAGTACGAAGGTGCGTTCTTCGTAGAGTCACCACGTTTGTACTCTGCTAAGTCAGGTGCAGACCAGACAGCATTGGCAACAACAGCAGTAACAGTTGCAGGAGTTTCAGCCGCATTCACATTCGGCGTTGCTTCATCTGCAGTTATTGCTTCTCGCGCTGAGGTTGGCGATAAGATTGCAGGAACAGGTATCGCTTCAGGTGCTAAGATTACTGCAATTGCAACATCAGGTTCAACAACAACATTTACTGTTGACACAGCAAACACTGCTGCAGTTACAGCAACAACAGTTGTTACAGTAACCCCAGTAACAGAAGTTTTCGATACAATCGTTGCAGGTTCACAAGCAATGGCAGAAGCCGTAGCTGAAGAGCCACACGTAGTTATCGGTAACGTAACTGATAAGTTGATGCGTTTCCGCCCAATGGGTTGGTACGGCGTACTTGGCTTCTCAGTCTACCGCGATGAGGCTCTATACCGAATCACATCAGGTTCATCAATCGCTGCTCTCTAGTAGTTAATTGACTGCAGGGCTAGGGCAACCTAGCCTTGTGGTGAGTCCACTAAAGGAGGAGTCATGGCAGATTACATCTTCAAGACACCAACTGTCGACGAAGGATTTGAAGGAGTTCAGCGACTCTTTACATTCTACAAATTAACACGTGGAATTAGTATCATCAGAGTTAATGGGACTTACCGTCAGGTTCGTTATCCATACGATGGTGACTTAGATACTTACCAAGAAGTATATCTTGGTGGTAGCAAGTACACTGTAGATGACATAACAAAGGCAGCACTTATTGCTGGTGGCGTTGGGGTAACGGAAGCAAACTTTACAGCAGTATAAGGGACATATGGGACACGAACACGCAAGCAAAGTTCTTGAATGGGCATACAAACTAGTTGACGGAGACATGATTCCATACTCAGCATTATATGGGTGTGTGTATTGTGACGCTACATCAACTGAACCATTCCCTGATGAGAACGATATCTTTATAGACCACACTACGTGTGGACCTGATTGCTTTGGCTGTAAGGCCAGAGGACTTCAGATGAATACTGGCGATGCTAACAGTCAGCGAAATGCTCCACGTAAGCGTTTCGAAAGTGAACTATCTGCATACGCTAATGCGAAGGCACAGGGAATCAAACCTGGTGGAACTTCGATGGAGAAGATTCGTGAGGCAGAACGCGCCTCCGAAGTATTGAATAAGCCATACAATGCTAATTCAATGCCTGATGCAAAGCACATAAATCAATCAACCGCAGCGGTAATGAAAGAGATAGGACAAGCATGATGATGAAGAACAAAGCATACAAGATGGCTGAAAAGATGGAATCCAAGAAAGAAAAGATGATGGAACTTTCTATGGGTAAGAAGGCCATGAAGAAGACAGCAAAGAAGACAGCCAAGAAGATTGCGAAGAAGAAGTAATGCCAAAAGTAGGAATGAAAGAATTCGCTTACACAGCAAAAGGTATGGCAATGGCTAAGGCTGAGGCCAAGAAAACAGGCAAGCCAATGAAGAAGGCTATTAAAAAGACTGTCATGAAGAAGATGGGCAAGAAGAAGTAATGGCTTCTCCAAAACCAAAGGCTTCCCCTAGCCCACAGGCTACTAAGAAGTCTCAAGTTGTTGTTACAACTGGCCAAGGTTCTACAATCAAGATGGGTGACCTAGGAAAGAAATCTCCTACACCTACAGCGAAGACTCGCATTGGTGTAATTAAAGAATACACTAGCGCTGAGTACGATGCTATATTGCGTAAAATTGTAGCACAAAACAAGAATCGATAGGAATTGAAATGTCAGACCCAAGACTAAAGCGAGCAGGAGTATCAGGCTTTAACAAGCCTAAGCGTACACCAAGTCACCCAAAGAAGTCACACGTTGTTGTGGCTAAAGAAGGAGACAAGGTCAAAACTATTCGCTTTGGTCAGCAGGGCGTGACTGGTGATAGGCAACCTACAGCACGACAGAAGTCATTCAAGGCTCGTCATGCTAAGAACATTGCAAAGGGTAAGATGAGTGCAGCATACTGGGCGGACAAAGTTAAATGGTAGCAAAGAAGAAGACTAAGTCTAAGGTCAATGCTGCTGGTAACTACACTAAGCCCGCTATGCGTGCCTCGTTGTTTAAGAAGATTAAGGCTGGTGCAAAGGGCGGAGACCCTGGCGAATGGTCAGCACGTAAAGCACAACTACTTGCCGTAGAATACAAGAAGGCAGGCGGAGGTTACAAGTAATGGCACTTGCTAAATCTCAGAAGTCCCTCAAGAAGTGGACTAAAGAAAAGTGGAAGACTTCTGATGGTACACCATCGAAGGGTAAGAAAAGATATTTGCCTGAGAAGGCATGGGCTGCATTAAGCCCAGCAGAGAAAGCTGCTACTAATAAGGCTAAAGCCGCAGGCAATGCCAAGGGTAAGCAGTTTGTGAAACAACCAAAGTCAATAGCGAAGAAGGCTGCGAGGTTTAGATAATGGCAACAGGAGTAGCAGGTAGCACATTTGCTGATGAGTTGAATCGTCTTGCAAACGGTGGAACATATCCCACACCAGATGCATATCAATCTGAGCAGGGTGCAGCTAACAACTATGCTGACACTAGTGGCTTAGGTATTATTGCAGCACTGAATATTAAGGCTTCAGCAAATCGTCAGCCTAACAACTACAAGATGCTTAACGCTATCTGTAACGAACTAGCGGGAACTACTGGACTATCAGCCGTTGTTGCATTAAGGAGCATAGACCTATGACAACACTAGCACAAATGATTGATGAAGTTCTCATCAACCTTTCAGGTTACACCTACCAACAGGACCGTTCTACCTATCTCAGAACTGCTGTGACTACGCTCACATCACCAAGCACTGCTCCTACAATCCTATCTCTTGGAGACACAAGCAACGTAGGTAAGGGAATCCTTGAAGTTGATGAAGAACTTATGTGGGTCGACTCCTTTGACCGTGTTGGTAACACAGCAACAGTATCCCCTTATGGCCGTGGATATCTAGGCACAGGCGCTGCCACACATGCTGCTGATGCGAAGGTTACTATCTCACCTATCTTCCCACGGTATGTAATTAAGAAAGCAATCAACGACACTATTCGAGCAATGGGTGCAAGTCTACTTTCTGTCAAGCAGACTACCTTTACATTCAATGCAGCAATCAATACTTATGAGTTTGAAAACCTAAACATTGAAAACATTCTTACAATGTCATGGCAAGATACAGGTCCTTCTAAGGAGTGGATTCGTGTTCGTCGCTGGGACTTCGACCCATTCGCAGATGTTACTACTTGGGGTGCTAACTCACAGACTGTATCTATCTACGACTTCATTACTCCAGGACGTACAGTAAAAGTGATGTATGCCACACCACCTACTGCTATGGAAAATAGCACAGATGTATTTACAACAGTAACAGGATATCCTGAGTCAGCAAGAGACATTGCAATCTTAGGTGCATCATACAGATTATTGGCTTACCTTGACCCAGCACGTGCAGGTCAGATTAGCCCACAGGCGGACGAAACAGATGGCAAGCGCCCTTACGGTGCAAGTGCCTCAGCTACAAAGCAACTCTTTGCTCTTTACTCACAACGTATGAACGAAGAAGTCAGTACACAGCAAAATCAATATCCGCCACGAATTCATTATACTCGATAGGAATATAAATGACAACACGCAATTACTCCTCTCGCTCACAGCAGACAACGCTGACAAGTGCGGTTACGGCTGGTGCATCAACAATGGTTGTCCAGTCTGGTACTGGACTCCTTGGTGGTGTAACCATCCCCGCTGGAACAACCTTTACTATCGTAGTTGACCCAGATACAGCACTTGAAGAAATTGTAGATGCCACGGCGGTATCGACTAATACCTTTACAATAACCCGTGCCATTGATGGCTCATCTGCACAGGCTCACTCTGCTGGCGCAGTAGTTCGTCACATGGCAATTGGTCGTGACTACCGTGAGGCTAACGTTCATATTGAATCTAGCACAGGTGTACACGGTGTTGCAGGTGCTGTAGTAGGTACTACAGATACTCAGACCCTGACTAACAAGACTCTTACCAGCCCTACAATCACCAACCCTAGCATTTCAGGTGCAGGCGTAGATGCAAGTATTGTCTTTGAAGGTGCAACTGCTGATGCCTATGAAACTACCCTTACAGTAGTTGACCCTACACAGGACAACACGCTGACTATGCCTAATACAACAGGAACTATAGTAGTTGCTACTGCGGTACAGACTTTAACAAACAAAACTTTAACTAGCCCGACTATCTCAGGCTCACCAGTTATTACTGGTTTATCTTCAGCAGGTATGTCAGCATCATCTGCTACACCTAAGGATTACGTAGATAGTATTTTAGGTTCTGCCACCTCAGCAGCCACCTCAGCAGCATCGGCTGCTACTAGTGCTGCATCTGCTGCTACTTCTGCTGGTAGTTCTGAAACATCAGCGATAGCATCTTCTTCTTCTGCTACAGCCTCAGCAAGTTCAGCAACAGCAGCAGCAACATCTGCTACTTCAGCAGCAAACTCCGCTACAGCAGCAGCAACTAGTGCAACTAGCGCAGGAACAAGCGCAACAGCCGCAGCAACATCGGCAACTAGTGCTGCTACAAGCGCTACAAGCGCAGCAGCCAGTGCCACAACTGCAGCGGCTTCCGTAGCAACAATTGCAGGGTATGCAACTACTGCATCTAACTCTGCAAGTGCAGCAGCCACAAGCGCTACATCTGCTAGTGCATCAGCAACGGCTGCAGCCACATCAGCATCTAGTGCTGCAGCAAGTGCAGCAAGTATTGTAGGAGACGCTGCAGCAGCATCGACTAGCGCAGCATCTGCATCTACAAGTGCTGCAAGCGCATTGACATCTGCAACTTCCGCTTCTACATCACAAACTAACGCAGCAACTAGCGCAAGTTCTGCTTTAACATCTGCTAATAGTGCAAGTACTTCAGCATCATCAGCATTAACTTCTGCTAACAGTGCAAGTACATCTGCCACGGCAGCAGCAACTAGTGCATCTTCTGCATCTACTAGTGCAAGTTCTGCCCTGACATCGGCTACAAGTGCAGCAGCATCTTACGACCAGTTTGATGACCGCTACCTAGGTTCTAAAACAACTGACCCAACACTAGATAATGACGGTGGGGCTCTTCTTACTGGAGCGCTTTACTTTAACTCAGTTGTTGGCGCAATGAAAGTCTACGATGGCGCAGCCTGGGACTTAGTAGCACCTGACACATCTAACTTTATTGACAAATCAATCCTTACCGCTAAGGGTTCTTTAATTTCAGCAAGTGGTGCATCTACCCCTTCTGCTCTTACAGTAGCCTCAACTAATGGATATGTTCTTAGTGTTAATAGCGCAACAGCAACAGGGCTTGAATGGGCTGCACCTAATCCAGGAGACATTACTGGCGTAACTGCAGGTAATGGTCTTGCAGGTGGTGGAACATCAGGAACAGTAACATTAAGTTTATCAGACGAAACAAGCATCAATGCCGTAATGGGCGTTCTCTAAAGAAAGGTACAGCAAATAATGACTGTAACATCCAAAGCGCTGGCTAGAACAGCGGCAGCAACAACAAGCACTACTCTCTATACGGCACCAAGTACAACTTCAGTTGCGGTAGTAACTAACATTGTGCTTGCAAATGCATCTACATCTTCAGCAACAGCAACTGTTGCAATGGATGGAATTGTATTAGTACCTGCAGTATCTGTTGCAGCAAACTCTCTTGTGGGGTTTGACCTTAAGCAAGTACTGCCAGCCAATGCAACACCTAAGGTAATTACTGGCTTTGCCTCAACTACCTCAGTAACAATTCACGTTTCGGGAGTGGAGATTAACTAATGGCTATTCAACAATTTCCCTTGCCAGAGGCAGCAGGTATCCCATCTGGTAATACCGCTAATCGTCCTGCTGCGCCAGTAATTGGTGATACGTATTATAATGGAACGCTTGGCTTTCTTGAAATGTACACAGCAAACGGTTGGGTAGGAGCATCTTCTCCACCTGCTACACCAACTATTGCTACACCAACAGATGCAAGTACCGCTGATGCATATACATCTACTGCTGGAAAACTATCTGTAGCATTTACAGAAGGTGCTAGTGGTGGTGTTGCTTCTCAATTTAATGCATACACAACTGCTGGTGGATTTAGTTCATTTAATTCTACTTCACCTGTTACTATAACTGGGCTCACACCAGGAACGGCTTATACTGTTTATGGTAATACTCAAAATATTTTTGGTGTTTCAACAAATACAGCAAATGCAACTGCTGTAACCCCAACAACATTACCACAAGTTCCAACTATTGGAACGGCTACTGCTTCTACATCAGCAAACGAAGTGGCAGTAACTTGGACACTAGGAAGCAATGGTGGAAAGGCTCTTTCTGCTATTACAATTACTCCATATCTTAATGGAACTACTGCTGGAACATCTAGAACTGCAGCAACTACAAGTTCAACTTCATACACATTTACAAGTGGTCAATTAACTGGTGGTTCTGCTTATACATTCAAAGTTAAAACAACTAATGCAAATGGAACTAGTGCTGAAAGCACTGCATCAAACTCTGCAACTATGCCAAATATTATTTCTGTTGAATATTTATTAATTGCTGGAGGTGGAGGCGGAGGCGGAGGTAACTATAATAGTCGAGGTGCTGGTGGTGGCGGTGCTGGTGGTTATAGAACTGGTACTTTAGCACTAGCAGGTAGCACTAACTACACAGCAACTGTTGGTGCAGGCGGTGCTGGAAACATTGACAACATAGGAACAAACGGTTCAAACTCTGTTTTTTCTACTATAACATCTACTGGCGGTGGCGCTGGAACTGGTGCTAATGCTGGAGATGGCGCTTCTGGTGGTTCAGGTGGTGGCGGTGCTCGCGGAGGAAATGGCGGCGCTGGAAATACACCTAGCACATCTCCTGTTCAAGGTTATTCAGGCGGTAGTGCCAATGGTGGTCAAGACCGCGGAGGCGGCGGTGGAGGTGCTGGTGGTGTCGGTGGTTCGGCTGGGTCTGAAATAGGTGGAGATGGAGGAATAGGTTTATCTTCATCTATTACTGGTACATCCGTAGCCCGTGGAGGCGGAGGCGGAGGCGCAGGCGGTGGTGGCGCCCCTACTCTAGGCGTTGGTGTAGCAGGTGGTGGTTCTGGACATAGAAATGAAGACACATCAAATCCTTATACAGCAAATGCAGGAACTGCAAATACTGGTGGTGGAGGCGGTTCTCACGCTTCTGCTGGCTCTAACGTAGACACACGTGGAGGTGCTGGTGGTTCGGGCGTTGCTATTCTAAAGTATATAGATTCTGTAACGATAACAATTGGCGCTGGTTTAACAGGTTCAACTGCTGCTCCTAGCGGTGGTTATAAAGTAACAACAATTACAGCAGGCACAGGAAATGTGAGTTGGGCATAATGGCACATTACGCACTTATTAATAAAGACAAAATAGTAGTTCAAGTAATTACTGGAGTTGATGAAAACATAATTCAAACAGATACAGATGGCACTCAGGTTGGTGGAACATCTGAGGCGTGGGAGCAATTTTATGCATCACGCCCTTGGTTTGAGGGTTTAACTTGTAAACGAGCATCTTATAATGGGAACATTCGTGCAAATTATCCAAGTGTGGGTTATATCTACGACCCATCATTTGATGTTTTTATTGAACCTAAACCACATCCTTCTTGGAAGTTAAATTATACAACATACCAATGGGAAGCCCCTATTGCTATGCCAGAACTTCAAGAAGGTTATTTTTGGATTTGGTCAGAAATTAACAAAGAATGGATTAAAGCAGAATTACCTGCTGAATAACAAATAGTTATACCCCTGAGTATGGGTCTAAACTGCTCATTAATTTTTGCTTACTTGCACTATTATAGGAATATGCTATATTGCAAGTAGGCTAATAATGCCTTAAACATAGGGGACACAATGGCTAAAGTAAATAAGGGAACGCTAGCAATAGGCTGGTGTGACAACGGTAACACTGATGGTAAGTTCACAGAAGGTGTTGTTAGCGTAGCATTACAGTGCGCTAACAATGGCATCGAACTGACCCACAGCATGCGAGTGCAGGGCAATCAGATTGGCAGACAACGCCAGGTTCTGTTTGACTATTGGGCTGACCAAGTCAAGACTGACTGGCTACTATGGATTGACTCAGATATTGTAGTCAACATGGAGGTAGTTGCTAAACTCTGGGACGCTGCTGACAAGATTAGCAAGCCAGTCGTAAGCGGCACTTACTTCATCTCCAAGGAGAACGAGGGTACTTTGGCTAAGCCATACCCAGCATTGTTCTTTGATGTAGATGAGTTTAGTATCCAGCATGTACACCCACTACCACCTAATGAACTGATTAAGGTAGATAGTGCAGGCTTTGGTTTTGTGCTAATGCACAAGTCAATCATTCCTAAGATGCGCGAAAAGTTTCCAGACCAGTCTATGTTTGCTGAGCAAGAAAACGTCGGCGATAAGTATGTGGGTGAAGATATTGTCTTCTTCCGTAAGATGCAAGAAGCAGGTGTTCCACTGTATGCACACACTGGTGCATTAGTAAAGCACATTAAGCGATTCTCGCTAGATGTTGGCTACTATGATATGTACTGGACATTAGATATGATTAAACAAAAGGCGCAAGAAAAACAACAAGACTAAGGAGTCTACGTGGCTGGTCGTGATATTACCGAAGGTCGTGCAACGCGGGCAATTGCTGTCGATGTTGGTGTAGTTGCTACATCTGCAATCTGGCAAAACACTGATGTGGCATATGATGTCGCAGTTGGTGGCATGCCGTTCATCTATGCAATTAGTGATGCACGTCCATACATCCGACAGACAGCACCATTTCGTAAAGAACAGTTTGATAACCAGACTGAACCAGGTGAGCAATCACTAACTGGTTGGTGGATTCGTAGTCAGCAATCATTTCATGGCGGAGACGGTATAACCTTCTACGACCCAGCCCAGACTGCTCCTAACTCTCCTGGACATTTTCGATTTGCTGATAGCAAGGGTGTAAATGTCTGGGAGCAGGGTCAGGTAACTCTGCTTAACAATGTTAATGCAGAACATATTACCACGGGCAGTGTAGGTTCTAATGGTCAACCTAATCAACACCTCCGCTCAATTCAATGGAGCGGTAATGATGGTGTCTTGCTTAGAGACCAGTACGATGTTGATAAGATTACTACGGATGGTACCGTTACTCACTTTATTGATTATGCTGCAGGAACCGACTATCCAGTTCATGCTATATGTGATGATGGAGTTTATGCTTATTGGATTACTAATATAACTAACGCTGGAACCCCAAGGCTGCGAGTATATAAAAAACCATTAACAGGAACCTCGGCAAGCACTGCTGATGTTACTTTAATGATTAGTGATAATGGTATTACTGTAACTAATGCAGTAATGGAATATGTTAAAGACCGTATTGTCATGTGTATCAACAATAAGATATATGAAATACCAACATCGGCATCCACTCTTCCATCCCCTGTATATACACACAGCGATACTGATATTGTATTTACAAGCATTACCGCTTCTGGTCCAGCAATTTATGTAACAGGTTATAGCGGAATCCAATCATCTATTTTTAAATTCACACTAAGTACTGCTGGTGTTATGCCAACACTTACAAGTGCAATTACTGCAGCAGAAATGCCAGTAGGTGAAGTTATTCATAGAATCTATTATTACCTAGGCTATATGGTTATCGGGACTAACAAGGGCATCAGAGTTGCAACTGTTTCTGACCAAGATGGTTCAATTAATTATGGCCCATTAATTGTAGAGACAACTCAGCCAGTCTATGACTTTGCTGCACGTGACCACTATGTGTGGTGTGCTACTGGTGTAGCAGGTGAACCTGGTGTTATTCGTATTGACTTAAGTCTTGAGGTTGAACCACTACGCTTTGCTTATGCAAACGATATATACTATGGTGGTATTTCTGGTCGAGTAACTACCGCCTGTGCATTCGCAGGTGAGACTGACCAACTAGTATTTTCTTCTACCGCTCTAACAGTAGGTGGGACAATTACCAACAAGGCTATGACATCAGGTGTAGCAACGCTTACAACTGCGTCTGCGCATGGCCTAACTGCTGGCAGCTCAGTATGGGTAGAAGGGGTTGATTCTAACTTCAACTCAAGCACTGGTGCATGGACAGTATCTAGCGCAACTACTTCAACATTTACTTATACTAGTGCAGTGACTGCAACGGTTACATCTGCTGCTGTCACATCATCTACCGCTATAGCAGCAACTCCTGGTTCGGTATACATCGAAGATGATGCTGACTTAATGACAAATGGGTATCTAACTACTGGCTACATTAGATACAATACACTAGAGCCTAAGAACTTTAAACGTCTTGTTGCACGTGGTGACTTTGAGTATGGGTCTATGACCCTTGAAACAGTTACCGCTGATGGCACAGAGTATGATGTCGTATCATACGATATCTCTGTACCACCAGTAGAAGTAACCACATCTAATCCACAGGAAGCACAGGAGTACTTGGCTTACAAGTTTATCCTATACCGTGATGGTACCACTGCTTCACGAGGTCCAGTAATGAAGGGCTACCAGGCGAAAGCAACTATTGCTACTCCTCGCCAGCGAGTTATGAGATTCCCCGTCTATTGCTATGACGTGGAGACAGACCGATACAATGTACAGGTTGGCTATGAAGGCAGAGCCTTCGATAGAATTGGCCAACTAGAAGCCGTTGAAGAAAACGGTGACGTTGTAACATGGCAAGACTTAACCACAGGTGAGTCACGTCAGGCTGTCATCGAACAAATCTCTTTCACTCGCCTCACACCTCCAGACCGTGGATTCACGGGCTATGGTGGTGTCATTGATATCACGATTAGGACAGTCTAATGCAAGCACAAGACTATGCAACGGTAGCCGTTGCCGTATTAACAATTATGGGTGGCTTTGTCGGCGCCATTAAGTGGCTAGTCAAGCACTACCTCAATGAACTCAAGCCTAATAGTGGTTCAAGCCTCAAAGATTCCGTCACGCGGTTAGAAGAAAAAGTAGAAATTCTTTATCAAATGATGTTGCACAAGGGGAGAAATGAATGAAGTTTGTAGTCAAGAAAGCCACACCTGCCGCTACTGCTGTCCTTCGACAAGCCACAGCGATAGCGCCATCTCGTTTGAAAGTATCCGATGGACTTCTTCCGTCGAAGCTGCATCAAACACAGAATCCTAAATCAGACCACAACACAGGCTACGGGGTAGACTTAACACATGACCCTAAGCATGGCGTTGATTGTGCTGACATCTTCCAGAAACTAAAGGAAGACAAGCGAGTTAAGTACCTGATTTTCAAGGGAAAGATTTGGTCAGCCGAACGTGCTAAAGAAGGAGACCGTGATTATGACGGTACGAATAAGCACAACAAACACCTTCATATCTCAATCAATGACGATATGGGGAATGATACTTCACCGTGGTTCTGGTGGCTTAACCAGCCTAAGGTAATCAATCAGGTGAAGGCGATACTCACACCATCGCCAAGCAAGAAAACGTATAAGACTGCAGTTTGCACTTGTTGCAAAGTCCATACGTCAAATCCTACGTCCTAAGGAGGACTTATGAACACAGAGAAACTAGTTGCAATCGCAGGCACATACCTACGTGCTGCTTTCGCAGCCGTGCTAGCAATGTACATCGCAGGCGTAACCGACCCTAAGGCATTAGGCTCAGCATTCCTTGCATCCCTTGCAGCACCTATCCTAAAGGCATTAGACCCTAAAGAAGCTGCCTACGGCAAAGGTTCAGAGTAACCATTTAAGGCCCCTAGCGGGCCCATAGCAACAAGAAACCCCCTTACCTTAGTAGAAATACTAGGGCGAGGGGGTCTTTTGTCATTTCTAGAGGTTACTTGATGTCATCGTCGTCTGCTTCAAGGTCCTCAAGTAGGTCGTTAATGTTCCGAAGACCCCTCTTGAATTGATATTCCTTGTATCGATTAATCAGTTCCTGATATACATCACGCACTGCTACTGCTGCCAATGCTCCAAAGAAAACTTCTAACATAGTATCTCCTATAGTATAATATATATATTATTATATATAATATAACCCCCGAAGGGGGTTTATTTATTATATATTATATTTAATTATACACATAGAATCTGAGGGTGTAAGTAAGCGGGTCAGATATGCCTATTGGCACTGACCCATAAGTGTGCTATGGTTACCCAATGATACAACTTGGAGATTACGAATTACCTGAACACGTGAGTTACTCAGCGTTCAGTACCTATGTCGACTGTGGTTACCAGTACTACCTTGGTCGATTGCTGCAACTACCTGAGGCACCGTCAGTCTGGTCAGTGGGGGGCTCTGCCTTCCATACAGCGACAGAAATGTGGGACTTAGAAAATGCAGAATGAGTTATGGGCTAAGGCCTGGGCACAGGAACTTGGTGACAAGGACCTAACCAATGCACGCGTTGGTGGTCGAGCAACCAAGGCTAACCCACAGAAGGAAGATGTTAACTTTTGGCAAGCGACTGGACCTCAATGGGTCCAAGCGTATATTGATTGGCGTAAGGCTAACCCTGACTGGAAATTGTGGAAGACACCACAAGGTGTACCAGCCATTGAGTTAGCGATGCTACCTGAATTTGCTGGCGTGCCAGTCAAGATGATTCTTGACAGGGTGTTTGAAGTCAATGGCGAACTGGTTATCGTCGACTTGAAAACCTCTCAGCAAACACCAACCAATACACTTCAACTCGGCTTCTATAAGGTCGGCATACTAAAGACCTTTGGTATCGATGTTAAGTGGGGGACTTATTGGATGGCACGTCAGCACGGTGTGTCACCTCTTGTTAGCCTCGAGCAGTACACAGAGGACAAACTTGAGTACCTTGTTGCAGGATTTGACAAGGCTCGTAAAGCTGGAGTATTTTTACCGAACACAAACAACTGCCAATATAAATGCGGATTGACAGCACACTGTCAGTTCTCAACGAAGATAGGATAACAAATGGAAGAATGGAAACTGCAAGTATCATACAAGACACCTGCTGGTGACATGATTAACGTCCGCGCTAACACCGCTGACGAACTAAGCGTGTTGCTTGAAGGTGTTGGCGACTACTCAACACAAGTTGCAGCAGTGCAACGATTGGTTGTTGGTGCCTACAATGCTGCCCCTTTGGGGACCACGCCTTCAACTCAAGGCACATCGCAATCCACTTACTCCGCTCCAACCCAGGGGCAGGGTCCGTCACTTACACCTCCGCCAAGCGCAATTACACCAACGGGACAAGCGAGCCCGACGTGCGTACACGGAGCGAGAATCTTCCGACAGGGAGTGAGCAAAGCGAGTGGGAAGCCTTACGCTTTCTGGGCATGCCCAACCCCACAGGGGACTCCCGACCAGTGCAAGCCAGTAAACTAAAACGTTGATGAAGGAACGCAGCTACCGAAGAACACCACAGAAGTGGCTGCGTTCTTTCTATAAAGAAGGGAATGATAAAGGATGCGTACACTTGTCCGCTCAGTTGGTCGTTCCAGTATTGGTGGAGAACCGCTCCCTAGTTGCTTTAAGGCATTCGAAAGTAACAAGATTATCATTAGGCGCTCTGAGGTTTCGATGTTCGCAGCAGCACCTGGAGTCGGAAAGTCCACACTAGCACTGGCACTTGCACTTAAGATGAAGGTGCCAACACTTTACATCTCAGCAGATACCAACGCACACACGATGGCTATGCGATTAGCCTCAATGATTTCAGGTAAGTCACAGACAGACGTTGAAGCATTGATGAATACAGACCATGGCTGGACCAAGGCAACACTTGCCAAAGGTGCACATATTGTCTGGTCATTTGAATCAGCACCAACACTTCAAGATATTGACGAAGAGGTGCAAGCATTCGAAGAACTATGGGGTTGCCCCCCAACTTTAATTATAGTAGATAACTTAATGGATGTAGCCACCGATGGTGGTGAAGAGTTTGCATCTATGCGTGCAATCATGAAGGAGTTGAAGTATCTTGCGAGAGCGACTAACGCTGCAGTGGTTGTACTACACCACACTTCGGAGGCTGTCCAAGGTAGCCCGTGTCAACCACGGTCGGCTATTCAGGGCAAGGTTGCTCAACTTCCTGCTCTTATATGCACCCTCGGCGTTGTTGGTACTTCTATGGGTGTTGCACCTGTTAAGAATAGATACGGTAGAGCTGACGCAGGGGGAGGACTCATGACATGGGTTGCTTTCAATCCTGAGTACATGTTCATTGATGATATACCAGAGAATGTTTAAGGAGAGAGATGTTAATGGAAAAGACACTAAAGATTATGCGACAAGAAGCATACGTTGAAGGTTGGCAAGATGCAGTATCTGCGCTGACTAAAGAGTATGAAGATAGATTACGTTTGGTCATTGACAAGTTTGAACTACCAAAGGAATACGAAGTAAATGACGACACGCAAGAGTCACAAGGCTAGAGGTGCAACCTTTGAAACCGACATCCGAGATTGGTTTCGAGCAAATGGATACGATAGTGAACGACTTGCTCGAACAGGTGCACGAGATGAGGGCGATGTTGTTGTCCGCAAAGACTTCCTTGGAAGCATTGGCGTCATCGAATGTAAAGCCCCAGGTGCAGGTAACGCCATTGACCTCAGTGGCTGGAGTAAAGAAGCGCGAGTCGAGGCAGAGCATTACGCTGAAGCGAGAGGCTTGGGAAAAGAACAAGTTACGCCAGCACTTATTATTAAGGCAAGAGGCAAAGCAATTGCGGACGCCTATTTGGTACTTAGATTAGGAGATATTTTCGGTGAATGATTTGCCCAGTATCAAGGCTGTGTTGGAGCACTATGGTGCCAGCATACGTCGTGACCATGGGCAAGCAAACCTTAAGTGTCCCTTTCATAGTGACTCGCATCAATCAGGTACAGCTAACTTAGATGAGAACTTATTTGTGTGCTTTGCGTGTGGCGTACAAGGAAACAGTTTACAAATTATAGCACGACAGGAAGGGTGTGACATACGTGGCGCAGCAAAATTCGCAGAAGGAACTCTTGGGCATAGCGTCCAAAAAGTACCAGGAAAGCATCTATCAGGCAGAGGCTTACCTTCGAAGCAGAGGTATAACTCTGGAGGTAGCGCGGTTGGCACGATTAGGCGTAGTCGCGGAACCTGAACCTGGTCATGAACAATATACTGGCAGACTTAGTATACCTTACATAACTAAGACTGGCATTTCTGATATTCGTTTTCGTTCACTCAACCCTGCGGTTGAACCGAAGTATATGGGTATGGTAGGAGCTGACACAAAAATGTACAATGTGTTAGACATTGAACGTGCAGGTGACTGGATAGGAGTATGCGAAGGTGAACTCGATACCCTTACTATGTCTCGCTGTGTTGGCATACCTTGTGTTGGAGTACCAGGTGCAAACAGTTGGAAGAAACACTACACACGTTTGCTCGCTGACTTCGAACGCATCTTTGTTTTTGCAGATGGTGACGGGCCAGGCAGGGAGTTCGCAAACAGTTTGGCTAGAGAGTTGCCAGTCACTATCGTGGGATTCGGTGACGGGGAAGATGTTAATTCGGCATACACCAAGTATGGCGCAGGGTTTATTAAAGAGAAGATGGGGTTAACAAATGAAGAATAAAATTAATCCTTGTCCTGATTGTGGTCAACAGTTTGACAATGTCTTTGAGGCAACAGACCATCTCCTTGAAGAGGAAAATGAGTTCGACCCAGCATTGGTGTTACCTAACGGCTATCGCCTTATGATTGGTTCGTTACTTCGTTGTATGTACCGCTATGCGCATGACCCTGAACAGATAAAATCAATCACACAGGATACTTACATGACGTTGTTCACAGCAGAGACGCAACCAGATGTAATACTAGATGTGATTGAAGATATGATTGTTGGCTCTAGCATGGTGGGAATTGATGACGAACTTAAACAGCTCTTGGCAGATGGAGAATGAGGAGACATGGCAGATTATTCAGTATCTAACGGGGTTAGGATTACCAGTAGAGTTGGTGTTGAAGGACGGCGCTCTGCTGAAAGTAACCTTAGCAATCCCTCTATTGCACGCGAAGTCCATCTAGAGGTGCACTTGAGCAACACAGTCAATGAACTCTCTGACTTGTTGTTGAGTAAGCATAGGGACTATGGCCCTAAGAATATTTCGCAAGCCCCTGGTGGGCCTATCAATGGCTTGCGTGTACGGATGCATGACAAATTGGCACGCATCAGTAATCTAGTCGATAGTGGTGCTGACCCTCAGCATGAATCATTGGAAGATTCATTCAAAGATATGGCTAACTATGCAATCATTGGATTGCTAATACTACGAGGACAATGGGATAAATGAAACTACTTGACCTATTCTGCTGTGCAGGTGGAGCCTCTAAGGGCTACGCCTTAGCAGGGTTTGAGGTAACTGGACTTGATGTCAAGCATGGTAAGAGATACCCATTCACTTACTTGCGCAGAGATTTCAATACTGTTACACTTGCTGAGTTGCAGGACTATGATGCAATCCATGCATCACCTCCTTGCCAAACTCATAGCATAACCAAACATCTGCGTGAAGCGCAGGGTGGGACAACATCTAAGTTAGACTTGCTTGAACCAGTACGACAACTACTGATTGAATCAGGTAAGCCGTATGTAATTGAGAACGTCAAAGGTGCACCACTTATCAACCCAATTCAGATATGTGGTTCAGCCTTTGGCTTGAAGGTACGCAGGCATAGATTGTTTGAGAGTAATATTAAACTTGAAGGCACGAAGTGCAAGCACAAAGAACAAGGCAAGCCCGTTGGTGTGTATGGTGCGATGAATGATAACCCTCAGGGGTTAGACAAAGCAACAGGCAAGTATGTCTATGGTGGTATGACTGCTAAGACTATTGAAGAAGCACGAGATGCAATGGGAATTGACTGGATGATTTGGGGAGAACTGGTCGAAGCAATACCACCAGCGTACACAGAGTACATTGGAAGACAACTGATGAAGGAGTTAACTAATGACAAACAAGTCATCGTTTGATATAGACTTTGGGTACGGCCGTAAGGGTGAACAGTTAGTAGAAGAGTTGCTTACTGGTGGGCGTACAGTAGAAGTCAAGCGCGACCGCAAGTGGTGGATTACAAACAATCTTTATATCGAAGTTGAATGCTGGTTCAAGAAGTCTGAATCATGGGAGCCATCAGGCTTAATGGTTACTGAAGCTTCACATTGGGCATTCGTATTAGAGCAAGCCGTCTTTATTATACCAACACATATCTTAAAGAAGGGTGTATTAGAATTTGGAAGAGAAATCTCTTGCGAGATTCCACCTAATAAGAGTAAAGGTTACCTGATTACTGTAGAAGATTTACTTACAATGACCCGCAAGTTTAAGAACGAGAAGGTTAGCGATGAACTGGCAACAAATTGAGCCGTGGGAATATGTAATCACGGCGGTAGCCTCTGAGTATCATCGTAAGTTTGATATGGTTGAACTAGAAGATATCAAGCAGAGTCTTTATGAGTGGTTTGCTAAGCACCCTAACAAGGTTGCTGAGTGGGAGAAGATAGGTAACAAGGATGCAAAGAACCTTATCTATCGGAGCTTACGGAATCATGCGTTGGATTATTGCCAGAAGTGGAAGGCAAAGAGTGTCGGATACGACGTGTCAGATTTATATTACTATGAGTCAGATGTTGTAGAAGCACTGCTCCCTGCTGTGTTGCGTTGCGAATGGGGTGTTACTCATAAGTTAAACTTGGGTAGACCAGGGCGACCAAGCGCTCCTTCTGAAGGTGGAAACTTATCTGTCATGATGATGGAGATAGACTCCGCATACTGGAAGTTGAGTAAGGAGGATAGAAAGATACTTTTCTTCCGATATGCAGAGTCTATGGACTACAAAGAGATAAGTAATTACCTGTCTCTAGGTAGTGATGACGCAGCTCGCATGAGAGGTAACAGAGCCGTCAAGCGACTGGTCAATAAGTTGGGTGGCTTCAAGCCATTCTATGATACTGACTTTACGGAGACCACGGAAACAGAAACATCAGAAGAGATGTCATACCAAGAATTAGGTACACCACAAGAGTCAGAGCAATAAAGAATGTAACTGATACAAGTAAGAGAGCGCGTAGCGTGTCGAGACTACGCCCTCTACTTGGCATCAGGGTCAAACTCTTTGTCGAAGTTAACCTCTGAATCAATCATGTCTTGTATCATACCTTCTAAGTCCATCTCTGCTGGGTCAACATGCAATGCTTCCCCATCTATATTGTAGAACTCTTCAATCTCTTTCATGCTAGCAAACTGAAGCTCGTCATTGACAGGCTCACATGCTGAGCAACCACCACTTTCACATGGACAGATAGGCACAGGATAGTGTGCCTTAGTTATATATTCTTTTGTCATTTATCCTCCCGTTGAATAGAATCCACTGCCATTAAACTTGACAGGTGGTGCACTGTACACCCTTACCATTGGCTCATTACAACTATCACAATAAGGTATGATTTCTTCTTCGGTCATACCCCGACTGATTGTAACAGTGCTTGAGTCAATCTCACATTTGTATTCATAACTAGCCACGTTGCCACTCGCTTCCATCAGTTGTGTAGGTACCGCTACAGGTTCTACATGTATATATATTGTTATCCCAACTATAGTTAGGTCTGCATGGGTGTCCTGCTAATAAATCCCATGCAATAATAGATAGTAATTGAGGTGAGCGTAAGGTCACGCTCCCTGGTGTCATAATAATTACTGCTGATTGAATCCAACTACCAACATTAGGGAAGATTACAGAGTGTTCCGTAACCCCATTGTTAGAATTAAACCTGTATGTTATGTCAGTTGCAGGCGGAATACTCCACGCCGGCGGGCGAAATATCTGCTCGTCAAGTGCCGACCCACGCTGGATTCGTTGTGCATGCTGAAATATTTGTGAGTCAAAGTCTAATAACCCACGCATTTCCATCTCTCGTTCACGCTTCTTTATTACTTGGTGTAAGAACTCAGCCATCTGTTACCTCATCACTAGGGTGTGGAGCTGTGGCTAAGGTGCCACACACTACACATTCCATTGTCTCTGTAAACCACATACCTATATCCCCCTCTTCATCGAACATTACCTTGACTAGCCATAACTGTGAACCACATGGGCATACCGTGGTTGGCTCACCACGAATGTCCATTGACTCTGAATAGTCATGACTAATATTATCTACATGCTCACTCATAATTTATCCTCTCTATAAATCGTCATAACAGATAGCACATACCCACCATGAAAGTAATTCTAACAGTTCACTCTCGGGTGTCGGAGCTTCACACCTTGAACAGTTGATTGTTTCTTCCTCCATTAGTAGTTACCATTCCTTTTCCAATGAGACCATGCATCGCATGGTGTGCCGTATCTGTAGTAAATGTAATCAAGTCCACGCTCTATTTGTCGTGGTGCTGGTGTATCGGGGTCAAGCCCCAACAGTTGTGGAATCCCACCCGCATGCTTCCCCATTACACGGATAGGATTAAAAGCTTCAGGATTCCATGCGGATTCCTTGCCCCACAATCTGTTGAGACATGACCATTGTTCATCTTGCCACTCGCTGAGTTTATCTCTAGCGTATGCCTTGCTATGTTCCTTACTCCAAAGGACTTGCACGACTTTGTCTGTTGTGTCCGTGGCTGTCTTTGAGTTGTCGGTTAATAGCAGAGCTACTACTACGAGCAGTAAGAATGTTAGTGATTTCATTGTGTTGTTGCCCTCACTCTATGTGCGAAGTTAATCATAGACCTGCGATTATTCCATGTTATTGAAACATCTGCAAGTACGATACGCTCACCTGGTAGAGAGCCTCCCCAAATTCCATTATCTAAGTTCTCTCTTTTCATACCCTCGTCAAAGCATTCAGCCTTAGCGGGGCATGCATTACAGATAGCCAGCGCGGTCTTTACATTAGCGATGCGTTGCTTGTACTCTGCGCTGTTCTCATTAGTATGTGAACTGTCGCCATCGCTGTCAATAGACTCGCTAAACCATAGGTCAGGGTTCTCATGACCTGTGCATAGACCTTGCATTGTATCTCCTATCTCTCTAGTGCTTCATCGTACATTACATCAGGTTCACCGCAAGTATCCTCACTCATGAGGTTACCGCAATCTTCACACTCTTCATCTTTACCTAGTGCTATGTCATCATCAAGTAGTGGTTCGTAACTCATGCTTGAACTCCCTTCCTACCTCATAAGCTGCAGCAATAAAGTCTACTTGCTCACTTAATTTTCTCATAAGTTCTTGTTGCTTTTCAAGCGATAGATGAGTCATCATCTCTCTAGATAGTTCTGCTTTCCATACAATGTTCATTGACTATCCTTTCTGTTAAGTTTAAGGTGAGCAGTTTCAAGTCATGCTCAGGACATGGTGTTAGGGTTGAAAGATTACATCTACATAACCGCTTAGGCGGTGGTCTGTAGCAAGTAATCCTTTCTTGCCTGTAAGGTGCTTGTATGTGCCGTCTCCTAGTGAGACCCACATTGACTTAGCCTTGAAGCGGTTCTGCACTTCCTTAGCCTTGACGATAGTACCCTTAGGTACGAAGTCTGACGAAGCTGCGGACTCAATGTTAGCCTCTAGTTCATCAGCGATGATACGGATTTCCTCAACTAAGTTGAAGAGATTTGTGGTTGTGGACATTTGTTACCTCTCGTGTTGGTGTTACTCTGTATACACTTTGCATACAGAATGTTAGTATGAGAACAAGTCGTAATCTCTACGAGTTGTCCACTTGCTAGTGCTTGGAGTATAGCACATACAGTTATGCACTACATCTGAGCAGTCGAAGCATAGCGTACATGTTGGGCAGTAGTACGGATTATCATCGAGGTCTACAATTCCCAAGCAATACGGACATAATTCATCAAGCTGCGAGTCATCTAAGACTTCAGCAACATCTGCCCATTTGGACACGCTGTCGTACTCATTATAGGTAGTGAGTACTGCTGGCTTGGTATAGGTAGTACGCTTGTGACTCTGATTAGACCACCAGATACCCTCGTTATCCCATGTACCTAAGTTCTCATTGACTAAGTACATAGGATACTTGGCGGTGGTACTGGTCGTGAGTATAGCAATCTTACTACCACTAGCCCACTTGGAAATCATGAGCCAAATAGTATCGTCATCTAGTGCATTGACACCACCTAGTTTAGGTAGCGTGTCCTCTGCAAAGACTCGTGTGTCTGAACGGCGGTCGCCGTGTGGGATAGCAACATCTAACACACCATTGTGTGCTAGGTATGTGCCTTCATCATCACCGACTTGGAATGGGTGACAATTCTGTTCGTTCTTTACACCATGTGTGGCGTATCGTGCATGCCACATGGCATAGCCGTTAGGATACTGCGCTCGCAGCTCCATGAAACGCTTGATAGATTTCTTTGCAGACATACTGCGTTCTGAGATAATCTTATCACCAGCGTGTATTGCGAAGCCGAAGCCATGCGGGTTAGCGCATGCACCAGCGTGCAAGTCTGATTTACTTGGTGTGGAGTTAGGCTCACACACTACGAGTATGCACATAGTATCCTCTCTATGCTTCCATTAGTTGTCGGTTGGTAATACTCGTGCCTGCAATCTTAGGCAGGCGTGAGTATAGGTCAGGGTATAGTCCATTGTTATCTCTGACATAATCAGCGAACCAATCCCATGTGAGTGCGCCTAGTTTAACATCATCAAGGCGTAACTCTCTCGTGTATTCGACTATTGCTTGTGTTAGGTCAAGCGCGGATAGCACCCCGCTAGGGTTCATAGTACCCCTAAAGAAGCGCAGCTCCAGCGTATCCCTGTTCTGTGTATTGACTGCGGAGTATCTCTCCGTAGAGTTGCGTTGTGGATTTCCTGTCTTGTGCTTAAAGGACATGACTGGCTTGTCATACTCATCAAACTTATAGCAATCATTAAAGCGTGCGAAGTCGGTCTTACGACCCGCAAACTTCATCATCATCTCACTATTGTGATAGATGAAAGCGATAAAGCGGTGCGTGTGTGCCCCGCTATTAAACCCTGCACGACTCACATGAATGTGTAGCCCGCAAGTGTTGGTATCCCATGACCTAGCGTAGTGGTCGGTACGCAGTTTATCTATGGTAGCCCATAGTACCTTAGAGTTATCTCTGTACTCTGTATGAGAGTGTGGTTGAGTAACTAACTCGAAGCCTGAGTATCCGTCTCGACCTATACTAGCATCAGTTTTAAGGATAGCGATAGGGTCGAGTGCATTAGAAGCAAACCTTGCAGCTTCCTGTAACTCGTCACTACCACTTCTAATCTCCATCTCTAACTCGAAGCCCATGTACACACCCTTGCTGGAGTTACCCTTAAAGGTGAGGTTAGGCTTGCATGAATAGTTATGGATAAAGCCACGACAACCGCAAGGCTGGCGTGTTCTACCACCAATTCCGTCACACTCGCACTCGTTACCATTCATGCGGTACTCGTCACAGTCCTCGCAGTAGTAACATTCTGACTCATAGCATGACTCGCAGTAAGTACTATCCTCTACATAGTAGTTAGACCAGTAATCAGGATAGGACTCGCTACAACCTTCGCAGTAGAATGTATTATTCTCATAGCATGAATTACACCATACATCACGACCGACACTATGTAGGTCATCTCTGTGTGTAACATCTTGGCAATTCTCGCAATTAGTGGCACACTCTGAGCAATAGATACTATTCTCATTCGTGAGTGCATCATCATTAGGCATGAGAGTGTTGCATGACTCGCAATAGAGTGTGCAATCTGCACACACTATGTCTCCGTCAGGCATTGTGCGTTGGTCATCTACATCAGAGATTATCCCTGAGCAGAACGCACAATTTATTGCAGCTTCATCAGACATAGGCTTACCTATCTCTATACTCTAGCGGGCTTTCCGCTAGTGTGGCTATCTATAATAGCGTTAGCAATCTTGGAACGCAACTCCTCGGTCTCTATCACTAGAACCTTAAAGTCGTTGCGCTTGTGAATGTCTTGTGCTTGGCGTAGTGCCATGCGTATGACCTCGACCTCTCTAGGGGTCAGGTCTAATAGTAGGTTATCGGACATCAGTACCAATAATCTCTCGGACTGTGTGCGCTAAGGCTTCATCAGCATTAGGCTTCACCATAGCCTTGCGAAAGGCGTATAGCATAGTGGCATTGAGTTTGTTATCGTGCTTCATAGTAGCCTTCGTATCTACGCAATCTGCGTTCTAATACATAGACTCTACGAAACGCGATTATCAGTATCGTGTTAAGCGAACCGATAGCAATTATGAGCGCGAATAAGTCACTCGCGGATAGTTGCATGGCGTATCCTCTCTAGTCAATTTCATGCGGTTGCATGAGTGCCACGCTGGGTCATGAACCCTCGTAGCCTATCGCTAGGCGTGGCTAAGTCTTAATTGTCGTCTAAGTGTATCGAACCCATTTCGCGCATGAGTTTATCCATGCGTTCTTGCAGCTCGATAGCCTTGTGGTCTTGTGGTCGAACGGCACGCGCTTGCTTGCGCTTGCGTGTGGTTTGTGGTTTGTGTGGCTTACCCTTGCGAGCGCGTGGCTTGCGAGGTTTGGCGGGCGTGGCGGGAATTGTGAAAGTCTCACCATTAGGTTTGGTTATTGTGACCTCGCTCACCCCATGCTTAGACTGAGCCCATGCGCGGGTCACTCTAGGCTTGTGTGGCGTGGTGGTAATTGAGCCCATAATTTACTTACCTTTCTAGTCGGTTGGTCTTGCGTGAATGGCGGGCAGTTTCCCGCCCGCCACCCGCGAACCCTTATTTCCCCCTACATAGGGGAAACTCGGTTTCGGTTTATTACTATTTATCGACTAGCGAAACGCAATTACTCCTGTTCGTCTTTCTCGCGGGTTTCGGGTATCCTCGACCTTAGAGAAACGCAGACTAGTTAGGTCTTGGTTTCTAGGGTACGACTGCCTTTCACCACCGAGTGAAACTAGGTACTAGTCGGATACCCGACTTTCCTCTAACTCGGTGAATGACGCTTGCTCACCCTTACAAGACAAACTCTAGGGGATAGGTAGCTGCGTGTCAAACACTCCACACGCTCAACCCCTAAAATAGTTATGTGATTTAGGTCACAATTACCATGTGAGATAGGTCACACACTCACAATTCCCCGCGTGTCGGTTTGACTATTGCAGCTCATAATGGTACGCGCCTATAAATTAGGGCAATTCGGACATTCCCTGCACTTACCATGAACCCGCCATAAGCGCAAGGGTTTAACCCTATGATACTCGTCACACTATGCAGCTCGGTTTGCATAATAGATAGGTATAAATAATCCCCGCTAATCCTGTGAGTTTGCTGGGAAATAATTGTGTGTTGGCTGGGAAATTACATAGTCGGGTAGATAGTCGGTAAATAGATAAACCTATAAATAGTTATAGCGACTTGTCAATTTATCGACAATTAGCACCAACCCTAACCCTATACCTTAGACTTAGACATTATGACCCCAGATTGTTTAATACGAGTGGCAGGGTCGGATATAGTATCCTCCCAAAAATTTCTGTTATATAATACTATAGCCCCCTATATATAGCCCTGAACAGGGCTTTTAAAAATATATTGGTTTCAGTTGTTCGTTTTTACGATTTGAACAGGTTATCTTATATGTATAGAAATACATATTCGGAGTCGCTCCGTTTAAGACTCCGCGACTCTTATATAGTATATAATATTATAATATGGGGAAGTTCTGCCGTTAATCGGCCAGCGTTAAATGACTGTAAATTAGGGGACAACTGATGGGTAGAAAACCTGGGATTCAGAACATCCCTAAGCGCGAGGCGCAAGAAAAGGCCTTACAGCAACTGAGTCAGGGTAGTACGATTACCCAGGCTATGGCCTCTGTCGGCCGCTCAGATGTAGCCTTCCGCCAATGGTCAGCAACTGACCCTGAGTTCAAAGCCCGTGCCGAGGCTGCCCGCCTAGAGGGTAAAGGCATCAAGACTGACCTAAAGGAACTGGGGGATATATCCTTCCCAGACTTCTCTGAGCAGTTCCTAGATACTAAGCTCTTCGAGCATCACCTGGACTGGGTAGACTTGATTGAGGGCCGTGAGCCCCGATGGTTAGACTCGGCCATGACCTATGAGCCAGGAGCTGCCAACCGTGTTCTCATTAACGTACCACCTGAGCATGCTAAGAGTACGGTTATTACGACTAACTATGTCGTTTATAAGATTGTTACCAACCCCAATGCGCGAGTCATTATCGTATCTAAGACTCAGGGTATGGCTCGCAAATTCCTTGGCGCAATCAAAACAAGACTTTCCCACCCAGCCTTTACCAAACTCCAAGTAGCCTTCGGGCCTAACGGGGGATATAAGGCAGACTCAACACAATGGTCTGCCGATATGATTTACCTGGGTACAGGACGCGATTCTGGTGAGAAGGACCCTACGGTCCAAGCCCTAGGTATGGGCTCTCAGATTTACGGTGCTCGCGCTGACCTAATTATCATCGACGATGCTGTGATGGGCTCTAACGCTCACGAGTGGGAAAAGCAACTCGAGTGGATTCAAAAAGAAGTTATTACGCGTCTAGGACGACATGGTAAATTAATTATCGTTGGCACTCGAGTTGCACCAATTGACCTATACAAGATGCTCCGTGACCCCCAGCAATGGTCTGGTGGCAAGTCACCCTTTACTTACTTTGCAATGCCTGCCGTACTCCAGTTTGACGAGAAGCCTGAAAGCTGGAGAACGCTGTGGCCTAAAACCACAATGCAGGAAAACGAGATTGATGAGCCTGATGACAATGGACTTT